TATGAATTGTTATGGGATCAAAAATCGCCTGAAGGTTACCTAAAACTGTGTGCAGTTTTGCAAAAATATATTGATCAAGGTATCAGTGTGAACACCAGCTACAATCCTCATCACTATGAAGATGAAAAGATTCCAATGAGTGAAATGTTGAAGCACCTGCTCATGTGCTATAAGTATGGAACAAAGCAATTATATTATTTCAACACCAATGATTTGGCTGGTGAGATTGCTGTAGACAAATTGGTTAAAACAGAAGACACACCGTCAGATGAATCAGCACTTGGGGACAGTGCTGAATGTGATTCATGTGTAATCTAGGCTAAAGGGTAATTTAATGAGCGTTTTCGACATCAAAAACAAGCAAAAACACACCGA